GTTTAAATTTTTTCTCGTCGCCTTTACGCGGTTTTTTGTTTTTTACTTCTTCAATCTCTTCGGGCTTTTCCCGTCTAGCTGGGGCTGGGGCTGGTGGTGCAGGCGTCTTACTGTCGTCTTTAACTTTCGTCCACGAGTTGTCTACCTGTTTAACCCAAACACCTGTTTTACGCACACGCTTAGTTCCGGGTGGATAAATACGCCCTTTATAAGTATCAACAAGCTCTGTGAACGACGCCAACTTGCCGTCGCGGTCCATTTGCAATGCGATGGCTACAGCCTGCTTTTGAGGATACCCTTCTTCCATAAGAAGTTTAATCTTTTTGGATATGGCCTCTTTTTTGGACCCTACAGCTTTCTCTACAAGATCCCCGAACCTACTCTTCTTCGTCCGCTTAACTCTTGTGTCAGCGCTTTTATCAGGCACAGTATCGCCAATGCGGGTACCTGTTTTATTGGCCAAGCGCTGCCGCATCTTCTTCGCTTTCTCTGAGCCGTGTATTGCGTCCAGATGCTCATTGGTCATCGCTTCTGGAGTAGTCGTACCTTCTTTCTTATGGGCTCCTGTGCGCCTAGCCACGCCTCTAAACGAATCAAGGTTAGAAACAGTCCACTCACCTGAAGAGTTGTCATACTTTGCGCTGCGTTTGGCTCCTGTGAAGTAGTTATGCCCAGTTGATCCTGGGGGCATACCCGAAATAGCAAACTTATTGTCGTCGGTAACTCGAACATGGAAGCCTGAATGAATTAATTGGCCTACCGCCCTGCGACTTTGCTGCTCTTTACCGCGATCTAAATCAGAAGTAATTAGTTGGCCCATCTCGGCTTGTGGGTCACCACCCGCTTTAATACGCTCGGTAGACCAATCCCATGTGTCTTTGGCGTGTTCACGAGCACGTTCTAGTGCCGGGTCTTGGTTTGCGCCTAACAAATCCGCAAAGTGATTTGGGTTGGTACTTGAACTATGGTCATAGTTCATTAGTAGTTCTTTAGAGACTAACTTACCTGGATCCCCTGTAGATAACGCGCCCATAGACTGTAGCTTTGTGCTGACAATAGAAGATACCCTGTTTTCCGTTTCAGAATCGCCCCTAACCCACGTCATAGTTGTATTTGATTTAGAGCCAAGACGGTGGCTACGGCCGAATACTTGCTGAAATTCCACGCCAGAATAGGGCAAGCTCATATTAATTTGGTGGCGTTGGCTATTACCAACCACGTCGTGGAACGAAAGCCCCGTACCTGCTTTGGCCATAGAGCCGATGACTATACGCTTCTGCCCGGTTTGGTAGGCTTTCTGGGCCTCTATTGATGTGGGAGCTTTTGCAACCTTTAGACTTTTAGCACTATTAATATCGACGCCGCGATTTAAGTTTCTAAGCTCGGCAACTGTCATTTTGTTTTTCTTAGCAACAGATTCCCAAGTAGCCCCTTTACCCACGTCGTGTGTTTTAGCGCCTAGCTCATCAGACCGGCCATGAATCATGGCTACTTTGTCGTGCCCACCTAAGCGGTTCAATAGTTCTTGGTGCACGTCAACTTTAGGCAGGCTATCTGCATGACGTTTTAACTCTGCAATGTGCGCCTCGGCTTTTTCGGCGGAAAGGTGTCCGTCCTCTACACGCTTTCTAATGGCACCTTCTAAACCATAAAGAACATTGTGGTCGTGTTTTACATGCGCCGTAAATATTGCCACTTGCCCATTTGGGTTCTCTTTAAGCGACTTTTCGGCCATGGCGACGGTTTCATCTAGTTTGCTAATCTCCCACATCTGGCGATTCCAGAGGGCTTTAGAGGCTCCTATTCTACGGGCTTCGACGCCAGCTTCTTTCGCAATGTCAAAGATTTTATCTGCGGTTTTAAACGCTGTTTGATGATCGTCTGCTAAACTGACTGTTTCAGTACGGTGGAACCGACTATCTAAAGACTTCGATAATTGCGGAACGCGCTTAATACTACTGCCGCCGACGTGCATCAATGCGGCGGCAACCACAAGTGGTTTAGGCGTATTAGGATTAACAATCTTTTGGGGTACGTCACCAACGGGCGTTAGCGTCTTTGCAGTACGCGCACCCGCTTTTACTGCCCACTTTACAAACTCTGCGCCAGTACTAAACCAGCCGGGATCGTTCTTCAGTTTATTACCCGACAAACGGCGTAAGTAGTGCATGTCAGATATATTTGTGAAGGGGGTGGCAGAGCAATACAAAACCTTCTTAGCATTCTCTTGCACGAGCATCGCCGCTTGGGTTCTAAGAGAAGCGGCGTTAGCCATATTGTGGCACTCATCAAATGTAATAGTGTCCCAATTACCGCTCGCAAACTCTGGCCGTAATTCAAAGGTTTCAATTTCCTCACCCGTGTCTGGGTCTATCGTGACTTTCTTGTCGTATAATTCATCATACGAGCAAATGTAATTACCGTCGTGATTCTGGCGGGCATTGTTTTCATCGGCCGGATCAAAAGACTCAGAGACATCTTTTATGTCCAACCCCAAAACCTGGCCGTCGCGTTTCCACACCTCGTTCTTTAAATTGTCCTTACCTCGTGTAGGAACAACTATGAGATTCCGCCTACCCGCGTTGGTGAGAATAGCGGCTAAACACGTAAGGGTCTTACCCAATCCAGCGTCATCCTGAAGAAGAAAACCATCCCGTTTAAGCCAACTTGATATAATACGCGCAACGCCCTCAAGTTGATGCTGAAACAGCCCACGAATACCCCGTTCTTCATCTGGATTTATAAAGGTAGAAACGTGCGGCGGCACAAGCGTCACATCTACCTCTGGTACGTCCTTTTCGTGTAAAGTAATTGCATGATTCATCAACTCTTTAGGATCAGCAGCCTCATCTTCGGCTTCTGCTTTTTCAGTGCCATCCAAATGGTAGCCCGGTGGTATGGCCAAACCAAACGACGAGGCTTCTGCGAACACAATTTGTCGCTGCTTTAATGTGCCGTATTTAACAACAGCTTTGAGTTCTTTTTCGCGCATTGAAAGAGTGTGCGAAATTTTCTCTGCGTGCATAGCCTTTAAACGGCCTGAAAGTTCTTCTTTATCTACCGTAATCTCTTCGCCTGTAGATTCTTTTTTAAGACGAATATTACCTTTCTCGTCCTCACCAACAATGTGTACAACACCATCCGGCTCTGGAAGTCTTACAGAAGACCCTTCCTCAAGCATTTCATGAATGAATTTGCCGCGCCAATGTGGTTGTTTGGCGTATATGTATTTGTATTTGGGCTTACCGTTTTCATCCACGCCCATAGGAATGCGCATTTCATACTTATGCCCCATGCGCATTTCGCCACGAGCAGCTTTTTCTACAAGCTCTGTGAAAGATCCGGGCTTAGGTGCCGCAGCAATCCCCGACATTAAAGCGCTAAATCTGCCTATCGACTTATTCATCGATCTTAGGCTCCCGGCCCTCTTTAATAGCCTTACTAAAACGCCCAATGGCCTTATCAACATCGGCCTTTTGGCTTTTTGTCAAAGTCCAGTACATAGGTATGACTGTCTGGGTCGTAAGACCCTTGCCGATATTGGCCCCATCGGAAACTTTCTTCTTAGTAGCCACTACGCAACCTCCACGCCTAAAATGTCCAAACCTTCGGGCTCTGCGCCCACCGAACGGGCCGCCTCTGCCTCAGTAGTTAAAAGCCACCTATTATCAAAGTCTAAACCTTCTGGTACATGCTGCACATCACAGCGGCAGTTCGGATGCACCGGCCATACTGTGGGTAACCACGCAAATGCTTTTCTACCCACGTTAGTACCGTTATTCGCCAAAGCCTCGGCAGTAAATATCTTTGGACGTCCATCTGCATCTAAAAATAGGCGCTGACAATGAATGCAAGCATCAGATTCTGGGACGCGCGCTATACGGGCTTTAACACCATCGTTTCTTACGGCCGTAATTACCTGGCCCTCGTTATACGCCCCCTGTAGTTCTGTCCTGGCTATGCGTTCCCAGTCCCTAGACCAGTCTTCCGTGGCATTTCTAAGCTTACGGGCTAACTCCCTAGCACTGCGGCCATGTGCCAAAGCGTCCGCTGTTTCCACGCGAACCAACTCTCTAGCACCATAACGCAAATCCTGGTCGGCTTCGGCAACTATGTCCTCGCCACTCCAAGATTCCGTCACTAATTTCTTGACGCTATGGTCTAAATAATTGCCTAATCCCCGCACGTATTCAGCACCTCTAACCCGTGCTTGAATCCAAGCCTCCCGTTCTCGTGTAAATAACCACGTTGGCGGCGCGGGTATTGGCGGCGTAGCCGCTCCACCGGGCGAAATACTACCTATAGCTGCCGTGGGTATAGGTGGACCCCCTATAGGGGGTCCACCTACGGTAGTGTGGGTAGGACCACCAACTACTACACCAGACCGAGTAGTAGGTGGGGTGGGTTTTTTGATGGACGGAGGGTGTGGAGGTTGTACAGGTTCTGGTGTTATGCGGCGTCTATCTACAGCGTCATCTACTAAAACAACCCACTTATCAAACGAGTAATCTCGCATGGCGGCCCTAGTGGCCGGGTTTGTTTCTTCTGACATTATAGAAGACACGATCATTGCAAAAGAGTACGGGTCTACAGTGTTGCGCATGTTGGGAACTACAATATCCCAATACTTATGTCCAAAAGCTTCTAAAGCTTCTGCAACTGCGCGCGTAGCCGCGTTTATGGCGTCTGAAAGGCTCAAATACCGCCATCCTTTACAGCTTTTACTATATCTTTTTTCATGGCCGTCAATCTGGCCTCAAATGCCCCCGCCAAAATTTGGGCCAGGTTGTCAATAACCACGACTTCACCAAAAAATTTCGGGGTTGCTTTACTAATAGACGAGGAACCGCAACTATGCCTTAGCGCATCAATACCGCGCTCAAGTTTATGAGCAAACTCATCTTCCGTGGTGGTTTCAAACTCGCCTAAATGGGATTCTTGGACTACAATTTTCACTAGTCCACCTCAATAATGTAGGCCCGTACACCAGCTTTAGTAAAAACTGTCTTGCGCTTACCTGTAAGAGTTCCTTCCACAGAAATGCGGCCGTCTTTAATGGCTTTTTCAGTAGCCCCCGCTGCTGCTTGGGTAACTTCATCTATGTTATTACCAAACATAGGTTCGCCCATACCAGGGTAGTCGGCATAGGTATCCCCTTCTTGGGCTTCATCCATACCTTCGGGTAAGCCACCGCCCTCTTCTTGCCCTGGTTCGGCACCAGGCATGCCGCCCATTTCTTCTTGCTGCTCTTGCTGCAACAAGGCTGTGACTTGCTGTATATATGTGGGGTCAAGAATCATGTCCGCCACAGGAGAGTCTAACTTAGGCAAATCGTGCTCTGTGCGCACCTCATTGACTGTTCTAAAACCGCGCAAAGACGTAAGGTCTAGCTGGGTACGCTTTTCCTCTGTCATTGTGTCTAAACCAACGAAGTCCAACGAAAAATCGTCGTTGTACGCGTAAATTACATAGCGATTCATCCACGATTCAACGGCGCGTAGTAAGGGCCTAAGTCCGCGCTCTTTTGAAGCGATAATGCGCTCTGTGGGGCCTTGTGCTACGAGGCTATTTGATTGCCCCTCCGTACCAAACACAAAGCCAAGTTCGGCCGGGTCCATTAGGTATACAGCGCAAACAATCTTAACTAAAAACCCAATCCACTGCATATACTCCATGTCTTTTGCGCTTTGTGACAAATCAACTGTGCGGATATCTTCGTTAAGATCTGGATTCAACTGCACAATGGGAATACGGCTTCTATTCCTAACACCAGCCATCATAGATGTTACGTGCCGTTGAAAAGCTCTAAATACATCGGCAGTCATGGAACTTTTGAGCGCTAAAATTGTTGAGGTATTTATACCGTTCGTAAAGTTTACACTATTCCACGTTTGGGCATTCAGTAGGTCTGTTATGACACGAACCAATTCCTCAATTTCTGGGTAACCGTAGCCAGAAGCCCCTAGCCATGTCCTTGGCCTCCTAACGCCCCAAGCCATCTCATCTAGCTTGTACTCGTTTTGAACCTTGTTATTTACTACTTGCACATACCGGGGGTGGTCAAAATCAATGCGCCCTTGTGCCTTCTCTTTGTCGTTAAGCACGGCTCTACGTATTGTCATGGCATCTACAGGCACAAACCCCCATACTTTGCCGCCGCGCTCTCGAATAACTTCAAAGTTACATTGATCATAAACGAGCGAATCCCGCATTAAAGCCCGCATAGTAGGCTCGAAAGCGCCGTAACCAAAATGGCCGCCAGCTTCTTCGATCATGCGTGATATGTCGTGCGCTTCTCTTTCAGCAGCACGCGTCATTTTCTTTTTTGGATCTCGCAGTCTAATACGATAGCCAACAGAATATCTATCCGGTTGCGGAACACAGAACTCTGCTACTTGTTGAATACGTGTTTGTATAATAGCCCCGATAACTGGAACACGCGACACCGCCATAAGCGCGCTGTAGTCCATGCCCATCGTACCGGGATGTGTCTCTGTGAGAACCTGGCTACCGGGGGATCCTGGCTGTACGCTGTAGTTGATATCTTCAGGATTAATCTGCCAGCTTTTGGGTTGCGGCGTTTTACCCTTGTGCGATTTTTCTAAATCTGAAGAAGTGTTTGCCGGAGCGCCAATTATTTTACGTAACCAACTCATTTGCCTAACTCCGTAGCAGCATATACAGCGCC